CCCGGAAGCATCTTCGCCACAACGTCAAACTGCTCAGCCTGAATCGTCGGGGTGTCAACGCCCTCATCGACCACAATATCAACGTCCAGCTCGGTTACGCTGTTTTCATAGGCCACCGGCATTTGCGATTGCGGGTTGGCCTTCAGAGCCTGAAGCTGAGCAAGCATCTGTGCCGCCTGCGGGTCGCCTTGCTGTGCGGCCTGCATCATCTGCGGCATGGTTTCCTCGGTCACGCCCATCTGCTTGGCGGCGGCTTCCAACATGGTCACAGGCCGGTTAAGCCCGACGAAGCGGACGTTCATTTCGTTGTCGGTAACGCGAATCCAGCGCTCTTCTTTCCAGAACTGGCGAATGCGGCACCATACCGAGCGATAAACCATCAGCGACAGGCGGCGGATTGCGTCGAGATAGTCAGCGGCTTCCGTCATGCCGCCCATCTGCTGCAATGCAATGGCCTTGCCCGACTGCCCGCCAGTGTCCTTGCCCGCCATCGCGCTATTGACGCCAGTGCGGTGGATATGGTCGCGGGCGTCAACCATCAGGTTGAGGTTGCCCATCAGCATGTCGGAGGTCTGAAGTATCTCTACATCGCCCGCCTCACCAATGAACACGCCATCGGGCTTGGACAATTCCTTGCGCACATCGTCAGCGTTCTGAGCAACATTGGGCGACACACGAACCTGCCGCGTGTTGACCGTGTGCAGCGACTTCGACCGGCGCTTGTTGATCTCATCCTGAGGCGAGATCATAGCCTGCACTTCGCCGTAGCGGTTGTTGTCGCGGTCAACGTAAAGCGAAATAGCCTTGATCGGGCATTCCGGCTGATCGTCGTCGCCAAGGTAAGGCGAAGGCTGCGGCTCAACTACAAAGCCCGCCTTCGTGAAAATGCAGAACTTCCAGCCTTCAGCGTCCCGGTAGTAATGTTCGCACACCCGGACGCGGCGGCGCTTGTGGTCAGCCCACATGTTCCACTTGGGCTTGTCGTCGTAAGTCTCGCTGCCTTGCGCCTGCCGCCACGTATCGGTCAGCGCGTCCTTGCCGTCGGGATAGAGCGCCACGGCATCGTCGAGGTCCATCCAAACGACGATGCCCTTGAATTTGGCATCCTCGAAGTCGTCCTCGGCGCTGTGCGGATCGTAATAGAACCGGTCCCAGCTAATGCGGCGAATGTCCGGGTCATAGCCAGCGCGGGTTTGCTTGACCCCGACAAAGACAACGCCCGTGCCCTGAATGGCGATGTTCTTTGCCGCCTTCGAGCGAACGTCATCCCAGTTGCTATCATCGCAGACAAAGCGGATTGCGTCGGTTGCAGCGCGGGCCACGTCTTCGTCCTGCGGATTGCGCGGGAATGCCTTCGGGTCTTTGCGGGTCTGCTTTTCCAGCCCCAGCATGGTTTTTACCTTGGGCTTAATCTCGTTGAAGACAACGGCAGGCTGGCCGCGCTTCTTGAGCGTTGCCTCTTCCTCGGCGGTCAGTTGCTTGTCGTCGAAGTAATCCTGGCAGCGTTCCGCATTACGGCGCGCGTCAACGGTTGCATCCTCGGCAGACTCAAACTCGCGGACGAGCTGCTCAAGGGTCACGCTGTCTTCCATGAAGCGCTTTCCTCCTTACCCTTGAATGCCCGATCCCAGCGGTCGCCAGGGGCTTTGCGTTGTTCTGCCCGGACAATCGCCGGATGCGCTTGGTCAATCGCCCGCCCGATCAGGCTTGCGGTGTCTACTTCGTCGTCATGCTTGCCAGCGGGGAAGACTAGAAACTCGCTAAGGTCTGCACCCGGTTCAAAATGCACTCGGCCCGTTGCGGCCATTGCCTGAAAGCTTCGCGCCCGCGTCGGTTTGTCGGCCACGCTAGGCAGCCATTCCAACCGGCAGTGAACGTTGCGCTCCCGCATCCGGCGCTTGAGCATCGGCTCAATTGCCTTCTGAATCACGCCACCTTCACCAAACCAGCACAGCGGCTTGTATTTGGCAATTAGGTCAAGTTCTCGCTCGATCCACTCATCAGAAGCGGTCTGGCCCTTCCACTGCTCGCGCCGGTAAACGTCCCCGTTCTCATCAATGCCCCAAATGGTCAGGACTGTGTAATCGCCGCCACCATCGGTTACGGCGTAGTCGCTGGTCCCGTAGTATCGAAGCTTAGGCAGTTGCTGCCAGTTCTTGAACCATTCCCGCTTGAAGAACGTGCCTTCGTCTGGCTGCGGCTTCTGCTGGTAGAGGGCCGACCATTCACGCGGGCCAATCGTGGCCTTAATCCGGGCCAGCGCCGTTTCGTCATACCATTCCGGCCAAAGCGCCTTGCCTTGGTCATTGATCGCCGGAAGCTCTAGCACTTCCCATTGATCGCGCTCCTGGTCGAGCAAGCGGCCCGCCAAGTCGTCTTCGTGCCAGCGGGTTTGGATCAGCACAATCGCGCCACTTGGCATCAAGCGCGTGTAGAGCGTTGACCGATACCAATCCCAAACCAGTTCACGCCGCCGCTCACTGTCAGCCTCTTCGCGGTCCTTGAACGGGTCATCTATCAGCGCAATGTTAGCGCCGCGCCCCGTAACCGCCGTGCCAACGCCCGCAGCGACATAAGCGCCGCCATGGTTGGTATTCATCCGGTTAGCCGCCGCGCTATCCGTGGCAAGGCTTACATCGGGAAACACTTGCCGAAACTCCGGCTCGGCAACGATATTGCGGACGTTACGCCCGAAGTCATTAGCAAGGTCGCTATTATAGCTTGCCGCGATGATCTGGCGTCTAGGGTTTCGGCCTAAACACCATGCCGGGAAACGCTTGGACGCCAGCTCAGACTTGCCATGGCGCGGCGGCATGAAAATCATCAGGCGGTCAATCTCGCCCCGCTCTACCGCTTCCAGCCTTTCCGCGATTAGCATATGATGCGCGGCCCCGACGTAAGCCGGGTTGGTGTATTCAGTGAACCCTAGCAGGCTCTCCCGCGCTTTGCGGGCCTTCAACGCTTTGGTCAGCGTTTCCAGTTCCGCCAGCGATGAAAGGAGCAAGTGTCGTGGCAAGGGACTGGATGCGCTCTGCAAGTTCTGCATCGCTCAAATCATCCAGGTTGTTTACGTTAAGGTTGACGTCCTTCGGCACAAGCGAGGCAATGACCTTCAGGTATTGATCGGGCTTCTCAGCGCGCACCGTGGCAATTACTGCCTCGCCATGCTCCAGGAAGTCATCGTGCAATGCTTGCGTGAAGGCTTCGGCCAGCTTGTTGCGTGAACCTTTGGGGCGACCGCCGCCGATATTGCCCGTTACAAATCGGCCCTTCTCGTCCTTTTGCGGCACTATCTCATCAGCCATGTTACAGGCTCCATAATTAACCCCGATCACACGCGCGCCAACCCGAATGCGTCTCGGTTCCGACGCTTGCTCATTGCAGAGGGTGGGGTGTGACCGGGGACCGGCTGCGAGGGAGGGCGCAGCGTGGTTCAAAAGAGAAGCCCCGGCGTTAACCGAGGCTCTATGCGCTGGGCGCAAGTGTAACTGATAGTGGGATCGCTTATAGGAAAGCGCGGCGCAAGTCAAGCCCCTTTGTAACGTTCCGGCAATTCGCCCCTGTCCAGCATTTCCAGCAGGATCGAAGCTGGCCCGCTTATGGCCCTATCGCCCTTCTCCCAGCGGTGGATTGTGGATAGGTCAGCAATGCGCAGCACCTTGGCCAGCCCGTCTAGTGATAGGCCAGCCTTAGCGCGAATGCGGCGAAGTTCAGCGGGAGTCATTGCGATTCCTAAGTGGCCCGTTTAGCCATATCTCAATCGTGTTGGTTAGCCACCCCTGCCCAGGTTTAGGAGTGTTTCGAATTGGCCTTTCCGCCAAATCAAGCGCCTGTTGTTTGGTGATGTGGCCATGCTTCAACAGGCGGTAAATTGCGCAAGTTCTGGCGTATCTCCGGTCAAGTTCCATTGTTAGCCCTGCCCCACGAATAACCGCACCAAATGCCGAGGGCGTAAACTCCGGCAATCGTCAGCCAATAAACTAGCGCCAGCATTTAGCCTCCTCAGCGCGGGGCGAAGATGTTGCCATCGACGCTGGTGTATTCGCCCTTGTAGTTGTCGGCGGCCATCTTGGTCAGCTCAGACATACGGGCAAAAGCGGCTTCGTATGCGGCAGTTCCGAAGGTGTGCTTGCGCACTTCGTTGCGGGCGGCGGCAATCTGGGCTTCGATGGTCATTTTAGGCTCCTTTGGTTAGGCGGGCATTGCCCTCTTGATGCACAATCATTAGGCCAATGGCCCAAACCCGTCAAGCACAAAATGCACAAAGCGCAAAAATAATTTCAGCCTAAAGCCGCTCCCTCATCGCAATGTAATCCGCCACGAACCGCAGCACTTGGTTGGCCCGCGCCTCGTTCGTCCGGTTGCTTTCCGATAGCGCGGAACCCGCAACACCGGCAGGCATATCAAAGCGGGCGATGTTTTCAAAAACCTGCCAGTAGGTCCGCAGCGGGCCGGGGAAATAGTCTATAATCCGCCACAGGTCTTCGCGGGCGTCGATCACGCGGTTAGCGTTGCCCTCTGCGCTTGATCCGCCGATGCGTTCGCCATAGCTGGCGGTCAGGCGCGGGCTGCTGTCGGTTATATCCCATAGCCGGATGCAGTGCTGAATTGCCGCCCATTGCGTATCGGTCAGGTGCGGCTTCCACCTTGCAAGCGGTGTCCCGCCCCGGTTGACGTATGCCGTTACCCGCTGGCCTAGATCGGCGTGGATGAAGTCCTCTCGCTCTACCCCGCCCTTGCTGATTTGTTCAGGCGTGGGGCCGTCCAGGGGTTGAATGACAGGCGGTGTCTTGCGCTTGGTTGCTTTCCTGGCCATTGTTTCCCCCTATGCTGCGGTGTCTATGAATAGGTCGCCCTGGCGCTGGGCTTCCTCAATGCGGCGGCAGGCTATGTCGAAATACGGCTCGTGCAGTTCGATGCCGACAAACTCACGGCCCATCTGGACTGCAGCAACGCCGGTTGTTCCCGAACCCATGAACGGGTCAACAACGATGCCCCGCGTCCATTCAATGATCGCCCGCATAAGCTGCACCGGCTTTTCGGTCGGGTGATGTTCGTTCCCAGTGCGGGGCGCTTTGATTACGTCAGTCGGGCGAGACTTAGGAAAGTCATGCTCTGGCCCCGGATAGAACAGCGCCACTTCGGTCTGCCTAGCGTGTTCGTGCTCAAGGTCACCCATCGACCAATTATTCTTGACCCATGTTATGAGCGACTTTGGCTTGGGGACGCTGAACAGGTTGTCCCAGCGGCAGAACAAATAGGCGCTATGTCGCGGCTGCAGTCCGCAGCCCCAAAGCAGCAGATCTTCGTTATCGTCGTTAGCAATCCGCTCGTGCTGCAGCGCCCGGTGATTGGACTGGAAGCTCATGCCATAAGGCGGGTCACTAACAACGCAGTCCAGCAGCGGAAGCGTGGGCAGAATGTCCCGGCAGTCGCCTAGGTAAAGCGTGGCGCGGCCTATGGTTTCAACGCGGCTCATTCCGCCTCCCTCACGTCGATAAACGGGCTGTCGTTCAATCTGCGAAATGCCACGGTGTATTCCTTGTCAGACTGCGGTGGACGGCGCTTGCCGCTTACAGGACGGAAACCAGGGGGAAGGTCAGGCGGGGCGGTCACTTGGTTTGCAAGTCCCGTCCGCGTTCTGGACCACTGCGCCGCACTCCAAGGCAATCGCCCGCATTTCGTCGCTCATCATGTCAACGTCAGCTTGGCGAAGGTTGCGCAGGATCGGCGGGATCGGCGGGCTTGCTGGCGTCTCGTTGTGGATCACCGCAAGGCGCGGCACGTTAACCGCTGGCCGGTTGCGCCACTCCCAAGTCTCCCGATGGTCGCGGGCATAGGCCAAAATTGCCGGAACAATCTTTGACGGGTGATCGCAGACGGCAGCTTTCGCGGCCTCTTTCAGCAATCCAGCGGGAACCTCGCTCAAAAATCCCGCTGCCGCCATGAACCACTCGGTTCGATCATCCAGGGACATACCCGATGGCGCGGCGATGGTCAGGCAAGGCGCTAGGGCCAGCATGATCTCCTCCAGGCTTGCCGGGGCTAACCATGCCAGCGGCGGCGCGGGCTGCGGCTTCGGTTCGGCCCATTGGCCTGCCGTTAGGCGCTGTGTGATTTGTCCCAGCTGCGTTTCGTGTGTTTCGTTCATCGGTCTTGTCCCTTGGATCGTAAATTGCACCCCAGCCTCGCTCGACGCAGGCCGCAAACAGCTTGCCGGGTGGCCAGCCTGTCCGGGCAACCATCGCGGCTAGGTCGGTTTCCAGCTTGCGGTGGGCGCTGGCGGTATTCGGCAAACGCTTGGTTTTCCGGTTTCGCAGGAAGTCGGCCCAGGTTTCCGGGTCGGTGCAATCCAGCATCGGAAAATCGGCCCCCTTACGTGCGCGGGATTGTTTATCCGGGTGGGTATGGGGG